CCGCCGCGACAAATCTGTCGCACGAGGCTGCGGGCTTCATCGGGCGCATCCCCGTGCGCAACATCTGGCTGCTGATGCTCTACGCGTCGGATCTGCTGAAAACGTCAGAGCGCGCGCTGGTCGACGCGGAACGCAACCCGGATGAGATCGCCGACCTCGTCGCGCGACTGCTGGCACAGGCTGTGGAGGAGCGACAGCGCCGGCAGCTGAGTCTCGGCTATCGGCCGCGCAGCGCGGACCTCTCGCGCGTGCGGGGCCGGATCGACGTCTTGCGCACCGAGCGTCGCCAGCTGCTCGCGCGCGGCGCGGTGGCCTGTCGTTTCGTCGAACTCAGCGTCGACACGCCGCGCAACCGCTTTGTTCGCGGTGCGTTGGAAGCGGTGGCGCGATTGGTGTCACACCCGGATCTGCGCCATCGCTGCCGTCGCCTCGCCGCGGACATGCAGGCTTTGGGGGTCTCGGGTGCGATGCCGTCGCGGAGCGAGCTCAGTGCCGACCGCATCGGGCGACACGACGCGGCGGATCGCGAGATGCTGGCGGCCGCTAAGCTGGCCGTAGACCTCGTCCTGCCCACGGAGTTGGCGGGCCCCAGACCCCTGCCGATGCCGGATCGGGAGGAACAATGGGCACGACGGCTCTTCGAGCGGGCTGTGGGCGGCTTTTACCGCGCGGTGTTGCCGTCTAGCCGCTGGGATGTGCGAACGGGCCGTCCACTTGATTGGCCGGTCGACTGGTGCAGCGACGGCGCCCGGGACATCCTGCCTGGCATGCGGACCGACGTCGTACTCGACGATCTGGTGGCGGACCGACGCATCGTGATTGATACAAAGTTCACCGGGATCGTCACGGCCGGTTGGCGGCGCGAAACCACGCTGCGCAGCGGATACCTTTATCAGATCTACGCCTATCTACGGTCGCAGACCGGGCGTGGTGACTCGCTGGCCGACGTTGCCGAGGGCCTGCTACTGCACCCCGCCATCGGCGAAACGGTCGACGAGGCAATCCTTGTGCAGGGTCATTGCATCCGGTTCGCCACAGTGGATCTCGCTGCGGATAGCGCCGCGATCCGCGCGCAACTTTTGGGCCTTTCGATCAAGTGATAGGGTACAGCCGGTTTCGCTACGGTCTAATAAGCTCAGCGCCGGGTGCACTTATCGACTTCCCCCCAAGGGGAGGGAAACTCATCGGGGGGGATGATCCCCTGCAATCATCACTTCCGCAGACGCCCAGCTCAGTAGTCAGTCTCGACATACACCCCCGAGCAATCGTAGGCGACTGCCGCCGCCGTAGCGCCATTGTTCGTGAAGTTGCGCGGGCTCAGGAGTTGCGTGGCGGCAGGGATGTCACTGTTGAGTATCACCTCGACCACCGCCCCGCTGACCTCCTCGACCACCCGGACGCCGATCTCGCTGCTGTTCGGGGCGGCGAGGAGCGTGAGGGTCAGGACGTTCGTCGTGCTCGCGACCGGGAAATTCGCCCCGAGATCGGTAAGCGTCGGCGCGCCGGAGGCATCGTTCTGCACCAACTGCCAGTTCGTGTGGGTGCCGCGCTGGAAGCCGATGCCGATGCAATTCACTACGGCCGAGAGCGTCAGGGTCGTGGCCAGCGCTGCCGTCGACCCGTAGAGGCCGAAGAAGCCCATACCGGTCGCCTGCAGCGTCACCAGCGAGAGCCGGTTCACATAGGTGAAGCCGCCCAGCCCATCCGCATTGCCGCGCCAGCAGACCCATCCGGCCGAGCGTTCCTCGGCCGCCGCATCGGCGGTGGCCGCGCTGGTCACGCGCCAGCGGCGCATCGAGGTCGAGAGGTTCGTGGTAGCGAGCGTCGGCGTGGACACGGTGCCGACAGCGGTGCGCGGCATGCCGTTGGTATTGACGGTCGTGCCGGTGGAGGGCGCCCAGGTCGCGATCCGGTTCACCCCGAAATGCGGCTGCAGCGGAAAGAACCGGCCCGAGGGGCGCTGGACGTCGAGCCAACCGGCTCCGGCGCGGTCGCGGGCATAGAGGGCGATCTTGCCGGTCGGCGGCGGTGCGGGTACGGCGCTCACCGCCGGCAGCAGCACAGGCTCGGGCATCTCGACCCGGCCATTGCTGCGGTCGATCCGGAGCGCCTCGTAGAAGGCCGAGCCGTCCGGGCTGACCTTGAAGCTGAAATCGTCGCAGCCGAGAAGGCCGATCAGAGCCCGGGCCGACCAGTTGGTCTTGAAGGCGAAGCTCGCATCGTTGGCAGGCGCGGCCTTGTTGACCGTCGCCTCGATCCCGGCGCCTGCGTTGTTCAGGAGTACCGCGGGCGTGTTGACCGAGAGCCGGTTGTAGCTGTCGGCCGTCGCTCCGCCGAGGCCCAGCAACTGCGCGGTCAGGTTCGCCTGGGGCATGCCGACCTGCGTCACGGCATTGGCGAAGGTGACGGTCGGAGTGTTGACCACCGTCGTGCCGTTCGCGCCCAAGTTCGCGGGGCCGATGTTGACGACCGTGGTCGACCCCGACGCGCCGCCGGTGCCGAGGTTCACAGTCTTGGTGAGACCACTGGTCGTCGCCCCCGTGCCCATGCCGTAGGTCGCGGTACCCGACGCCGTGCCAATGGTGGCCGTCGCGCCCGAGACCGTGACGGTGCCAGAGGCTGTCAGCGTGCCCGAGAAGGTCTTGTTGCCGGTGAAGGTCTGCGTGCCCGCGAGGATCGCCAGTTCCGAGGAGGTGTTGGGCAGCGTGTAGCTGCGGGTCGTGCCGGTGCTGATACCGGCGAGCGAGAAGACCGCCTTCTTGGTGGGATCGGCGTCGTTCACGAGGCTGAAGACGGCGTCAGAGATGTCGCTCGGCTCGCCCATGACCTCCCAGGCGGCACCTGTCCAGACGAGCAGCACGGCCTCGTCCTCGACCCATGTCCGCCAGCCGATGCGCGGCGGCAGGCGTAGCCAGGCGCCGTCGGACCAGAGGGCGATATTCAGGTCCCACCCCGCCCAATCGCCGGTGGCGCCGGAAGCGACGATGTAACGGTCGCCATCGGCGGGAGAACTCGGCGGCGCCGTCAGGTCCCGGTCAATAACGGAAAGCTGGACGAGCCCGTCGAGGATCCGCAGCGCCTCGTTATGGGTGACGTGCTTCTGGGCCTGCGCCGCCAGGATGTAGGGCAGTAGGAGATGGGTCGTCGTGTCGGACATGGGATGGCCTTCAGAAAGTCAGCGTGACGGGTTTCGGCGCGCCCCGCCCCACGAGGGCGGAGAGCTGGTAGATGCGAATGTCGAGCGTGTCGCCCGGGCCGAGCAGCGCGCCCCAGTCGACGGTCTGCTGGGCGGCGGTGTAGATGGCGCTGGTTGTGGTCGTGCTCAGCACCCGCTTCACGGTCGCGCCTATGAGGATCTCGACCTCATAGGCCTCCAGCTCCTCGGCCAGCGGAACCTCGAGCCCGCCCCAGCTGTCGGCCGCGAGCGCGCGGGACCGGCGCGTCCAGCGGATCGTCAGATCGCCCGGCGCTCGCGGTCTGCGCCATGGCTGTTCGACATGCGCGACGGAGAATGGTCGCAGCCCCACGCCTGCGGGCGTGAAGGACTGCGCGACATACGTCTCGTCGCTGACCGGGCGGCTTGCCGGGCCGATGCGCCAGTTCCACGGCAATCCGAGATTGGCCTCGGCGATAGGCAGTGATGTCAACGCTGCGTCGAGCACCACGACCCGCGCGCCGGCGGGCGCCGGGTTGCCCATGGCACCCTCGGTCCCGCGCTGGCCGCGAAGGAGTCGGGTCAGGCGATACCGGCTGGTGTCGATCAGTTCGGCCGCGCCCGCCTGCACGATCTCCCAGACACCGGGCGCGCTCTCGATGGCGATGGCATTGGCACCGCCGAAGAGGGTCAGGTCGGTGACGCTTTCCAGCGTGCCGGTCAGCAGATCGACGACCAGCACGTTGCCAAGGTCGAAGCGCGACGTCGGCCCGGCGTAGAAGTCCGAGACCAGCGTGCCGATCCGGGAGCGGCTGCCAAACGTGGTCAGCAGGTCGAACCCGTCCGAAGAGGGGCTGCGGAACACCGCCATCTCGCCCGGCCAAGGCACGGCATGCGCCGCCGCGAATGGCCGATGCGCGGCCTGGTCCTCGGTGAGCTGCGGCAGGTCGAGGAGGACCGCCTCGGGCGCGCCGAACACCACGGCCTGCGACAGCGTCGAGGGTCGCGGCGCGCCGGGCGGGAGGTCGTAGGCCTCCCGGTCCTGGCGGACGGCCTCGATGCCGCGCGCGTCGGCGTCGGCAATCGAGATGAGCCGCAGCGGGATGGACCGGCCGTCATGGGCGAGCATAACCACATCGGCCGGGTCGAGTGCCAGCCGAGAGGGCGGCAGCCGGAAAGCCGCGCTTTCACGGCCGGTCCACGCTTCCATCAGCGCGCGGCGGCAACGGCGCTCGGCCTCCTCCGGCGGCACCGCCATGGGAAAGCTTTCGGAGGCGATGCGTGTGGTGTCGACGGTGATGCGCCGGGCCTCGACTTGCGCGGCGTCGTAATCCTCGTCCGCCCGCGCGACTTGCCATTTCAGGGCCTGCGGCAGCTCGGTCTCCTGGCCGCGCGTCAGCTCCAACACGTCGCCCTCGCGGGCGGCTACCAGATCGTCCGGTGCGACGCTCGCCGCCGCCGCCCGCCCACGCATGACGAAGCGGATCACGCCTTCGGTCTCCACGGCGTCGAAGCCGAAATGCCGCGCCAGCGTGGTGATCGAGGCCCGCGGGCTTTCCAGCGCGCCGATGGCATAGCCCTCGACCGCGCCCCAGAGGCCGGTGACGTCGATGCGATCCTCGGACAATCCCGCGCGCAGGCAGAGTTGCCGCACAAGCGCGGCGAGCGACACCGCCCCGAGGCGGCCGGTCAGCCAATGGCCGAGCCGCCAGTTCGGTCCGTCGGTCCAGACATCGGTCAGTTCGGGGAAGAACGGGTACGGCCGCGCGTCCCAGGTCCAAGCCGCGCATTCCGGCACTTGGACCATCCGGCCGCCGTAGACCGAGGACAGCGGGTTGTTCGCTGCCTCACCCCAGAACAGGTAGGTCGCCTCGAGATAGCCGCGCTGGATGGTGTCGTCGCGCCAGCCCCGCGAGAAATACGGCGTGAAGCTCTCCGACGATTTCGGGTCGAAGAAGACGTTGGGTTGGTTGGTGCCCCGGTCGATGGCCGGGCAGCCGAGTTCGGTGAAGCGGATGGGCTTCGATTCCGGCACCCATGCTGTCGGCGTGCCGCTCTCCGCCCCGCCTGGGCGATTGTAATGCGGGTTCGACCACCAGCCGCGCAGATCCTTGTAGCGGAAGACCCATGGCTTGCCGGCTGCGCCATCCGTGATCGGGGTCCGGACTTGCGCAGAGCGGTCGGCGGCACTGTCATAGAACCAGTCGAATCCCTCACGGGCCGCGATGTTCGCCTGCAGATAGGCCCGGTCGTAGATCGCGGGCCAGCCCTCGGCCGCGTCGGCATGCTCGAAGCCGTCGCGCCAGTCGGAGAGCGGCATGTAATTGTCGATACCGACGAAATCGATCTCCGGATCGGCCCAGAGCGGATCGAGGTGGAAGAACACATCGCCCGAGCCGTCGCCCGGGTGATGCCCGAAGTATTCCGACCAGTCGGCTGCATAGCCGATCTCCGTGCCCGCGCCGAGAATGGCACGGACATCGGCGGCGAGTGCCTTGAATGCGGTGACGGCCGGATAGCTGCTGGCACCCGAGCGGATGGTGGTCAGCCCGCGCATCTCCGAGCCGATCAGGAAGGCATCGACCCCGCCCGCCGCCGCGCAGAGATGGGCGTAGTGCAGCATCATGCGGCGCAGGCCCCAGTCCCCGGACGGGCCGGTCCAGGAGACGGTGTCGCCCGAGATCGCGAAGTCAGAGGGGGCCGCGCTGCCGAAAAAGGCTGCGACCTGGTTCGACGCCGTGGCTGTCTTGTCCACGCTCCCGGCATAGCCTGCCGCGGGCGAACAGGTGATCCGGCCGCGCCAGGGGAATGTCGGCTGTCCCATCTCGGCGGCGTTGTCGGAATACGGGTTCGGCAGCGTGTTGCCGGGCGGGACGTCCATCAGTGTGAACGGATAGAAGGTCACACGCAGCCCACGCGCTTTCATCTCCCGGATCGCCTGTACCACGGCAAAATCAGCGGGCGTGCCGCCATAGACAGGGCGGTCTTCAGCGTCGCTGCTGACGAGGATGGCATTGGCGCGGCTGACGCCATTGACCGACCAGCCGACCGGCGCCGTGGATTTCGCCGTGACCTCGACGCCCGGGCGCAGATTGCAGGAACCCGCGCGCAGGTCGTCGCCGAACCAGGCGACGACGAGGCTGACGCTCTCGACGGCCGGCGCCATGGCCTGCAGGCGGTCGAGCGCGACCACCATGTCGGCGGTGTCGGGTAGCGCGTTCAGGTTTTCGGCCTGCGTCGCGCCGCCGGAGGATTTGCGGATGGCCTGGGTGGCATAGGTGAACTCGCCCGAGGCCGGGATCAGGGTGACAGCGCGGGTCAGCCCCTCGGCTGTGTCGGGGTCGGCGAGCGGTCGGAAGACCTCGAAGGACAGCTGCGGCAGGCGGTTGCCGTAGCTCGACAGCGGCAGTTCCTCGAAAACGACATAGGCCGTGCTGCGATAGGCCGGAGTGTTGGCCGCGCCCATCTTCGCCGCGATGAACGGATCGGCCGCCTGCGCCTCGTCGCCGGGATACCAGCGCCAGGTGACGCCCGCGAGGTCCATCGGCTTTCCGTCGGCCCAGATGCGCCCGATCCCGGTGATCGGCCCCTCGCAGAGCGCCACGGCAAAGCTTGCATAGTACAGATATTCGGTCGTCTTGACCTTGCCGCCCCCGCCGCCCTTGCCGCCACCCTGCGTGGTGGTCTTCGTCTCTTCGCGGAAATCGGTGGCCCAGATGATGTTGCCGCCGATCCGCATCCGGCCGTAGAGGCGTGGGATCACGGCTCCCTCAGTCGAGGACGTGATGCGCAAGTTGTCGAGCCGCGCCCCTTCGATCCGTTGCGTCGGCGCGAGCGAGGACACGATCCAGCTGTCGACGACAGAGCCGATGGTGGAACCGATGAAGCCGCCGATGGTCGCGGCGCTGACGCCGAGGATCGCGCCACCGATCGAGCCGCCGATGGCGGCTCCGGCGGCACCGAGAATGAGGGTGGCCATGTCGGGGTCTCAGCGTTGCGGAAAAAGAAAGGCGAAGGCGATGCGCCGCCGCCATGCTGCCGTGAGCGGCTCCTCGATCACGCCGAGTCGCTCGTAGGCGTGGAGGAAGGTGTCGGGGTCAGTGACGATCCCGACATGCTTGGCGATGGCGCGCGGCATCATCCGGAACAGGATCAACGCACCGGGCCCGGCCTCGGATGGATCAAGTTCCGGCATCATGCGCCGCGCGCCCTCGGCCAGCACCTCGCGCGGGCCGGTTTCGCCCCAGTCCCGGCTGTAAGGCGGGATCAAAAATGGCTCGGGGCCGACGACGTTGCGCCAGACACCCCGGGCGAGCCCGAGGCAATCGCATCCGACGCCCTGAAGGCTGGCCTGATCGTGATACGGCGTGCCGAGCCACGAACGCGCTGCCGCGATAACCTTGTCGGGATGGGCGGTGTTCACAGCACGCCTCCGTCGTGACCACCGTCCTTGGTGGCATAGCGCAGAACGGCATCCTGACCGGGAATATGCGGAAAGCCCCGGAAACTGGCGGTGTTGGCAAACTTCGCCCCGCAGGTCTCGATCCGCTTGTCGCAGCCCGCGCGGATGGTGAAGGCGTCGCCCTCGGCGATGGCCCGCACCGGCGCTTCGAGCAAGGTCAGCACAGCGATGCCGTCCGTGACGTCATGGCCCAGCACTTCGGTGCGCCGGCCAGCGTTTGCGCCAGAGGTCCATTCAATTGTGCCGAAGATGAACCAGCCGACCTCGAAGGCGCCAAGGCCGGAGGCAGTGAAGGCGCGGTCGCGCAGCAGATCGATGACGGCGCCGGTTCCCTTGAAGGCCGGATTCGCCAGATCGACGCCGCAGCGCGCATCGCCGAGCGCGGCATCGCAGGTCGCCTGGAAAGTCCGCCCGACCGTCTGGCCCAGCACATGGGCCAGCGAGCGCACCTCCGCGACGAAGGCAAGCCGCCCGCGCCGGATCTGACCGATGGCTCCGCGCCGCATCAGCACGCGCTGTCCGGTGTCGGCCCAGTTCACGCGCCAGACCTCGACCGCCGCGTTGTCCCAGCGGCCATCGAGGATGTCGGTCTCGGTGATGCGGTCGGAGGTCAGCACGCCATCCGCGTCCTGCGCATCGACCGACAGGTCCGAGCCCGAGCGAACCTCGGACGCCGTCAGCCCGCTCTCGGGTTCGAAGTCCGTGCCATCGAAGCTGAGCGTGCGGTCGTGATCGGTGAAGCCGAAGGTGACGCCGTCGGCCCGGGCGATCCGCCAGCACCAGCCGAGCGTCGTCGTGCCCTCGTCGAGATGGGCCTGAAGCTCGGGCAAGAGGGATTTCATCGGCAGGTTCCTGTCATTCGGTCGTCGAGATCGGCGATCCAGGTCGCCCATTCCGGGGGCACGCGGGAGACGGCAGAGGCTGGCGGCCGGGCCAGCCGCGCTTCGGCGTAGGAGGCGCAGCCCGCATCACCAGCGCCCATCGTTGCGGCGCAGCCGGTCAGCAGGATCGCCAGCACCGCGACCGTCACGGACCGCATCCCGCCCACGCTCGAGACGCTTGCTCTTGTCTTCCATGGCATCGCGTTCCGCCTCCCGTTTGCCTTGGCGTTCGCCTTCCGCGCGGCCCCAGACCCGGCCGAGGACGACGCCTCCGATCGCGCCGAGACCTGCAACCAGCCAGATCAGGAACTCAGCCATCGTCGTGATCCCCGCGCGCGGCAGCGACGCAGAGGGCGACGACGAAAACGCCGAGACCCCCGCCCAGGATGATCCCTGCGAGGAACTCAAGCATCGCCGCGGAACTCGCGCTCGATCCGGTCACGCAGACCGATCAGGCCCAGTCCGAGGAACATCAGCCCCGCAGGCGAGGCGTCGCCTGAACCTGCGAGCAACGCGACAAAGCGGGAGAGTTCCCCGAGCGGCCCGGTGGCGGGCAGCGCGAGCGAGGCAATACCTGTGAGCATGGCGAGGCACCCCGCCCACCAGGTGAGCGAGTTCGGACGGATGTAACGCATGGGTCAGGCCCTCCGGATCAGGGTGGAGAAGAAAGCGGTCAGCCGGGCAAGCCAGCTGTTTGCCGGTTCAGGTGTGGCGGCGAGAGCGGATGATCCCGGTGCAGTCGATGGTCGAAGTAGCGCCAGCGCCTCGTTCTCGGTCAGACGCCGGATCGGTCGCGAGAAATCGACCCGGCCGTTGCGATCCACCGACCAGACCGGGATGGTGCCGGCGGGATAGCGGCCCGTGACGAAGAGAGCGCGCTCGGCCTCGCGGCGCGGCCGGATCGCGGCGGGTTTGAGCCAACCCATGAAGGCCGCTGCCGCTGAAGCCCGGTCCCCCGCGTTCAGGTGCCGTGTCAGCGCGGCCTTGGCGATGCCGCCGGTGTTGTAGTGGAAGGAAACCAGCGCATCGAATTCGTGCGGTTCCAGCGGCACCCTTACCGCGCGCAGCACTTCGGCTTCGTAGGCCGCGAGGTCGGACCGGAAGACCCGGAAGGCTTCGCTGATCCCTGCGTCGAGATTGGCGGGCATGCCGCGCGGCATCGTGGCGGGATCGGGTGCCCCGGCTGCGGCGGTGTGGCCGATGCCGAAGGTCCAGACCTGTTTCACATCCGTGTAGGGTCCGGGCACGGTTCCTTCGTGCCGGACGAGGGCCAGAAGCCCCCGGTCGGTCATATGCATGGAAGTCACCCCAGAAGCGAGAGGATCAGGATCAGCGCGGCGATGGCGATGCCGACGCCCAGCCGGTGGCGGAAGGCCTGGCCGGGATCGGCCGGGTCGCAGCGCAGCGAGCGCGCGAGGCGGAGAAGGTCATGCATCGCCATCGCCTTTCCCGGCATGGCGCAGGCGGGCGAGCAGCACCTCGATGAAGGCCGGCCCGAAGACGCCAACCAGATAGGCGGCCGATCCCGCTGCGCCCCCGGCCGGGATCGCTTCAGGCGGCAGGCCGAGCCAGCGGGTGATGACCGCCATCGACAGGCTTCCCATCCCGGCCGCGATCAGACCGCCGAGCAGGATGTGGCGCAGCGCGTCGCGCAGCCGCATTTTCGTCGTCAGCGCGTTGGTCGCGCCCCCGAGCGCGCCCCAGGCGGCGAGGATCACCGCCGTGGAAGCGATCAGTTCCTTCAGCGCCGCCGCCAGAAATCCGGTTTCATCGTTCATCTTCGGATCTCCAGAAGCGGGATGGAGGTGATCGAGCCAAGCCGCTCGAGGTCGAGCGTCACGTCGAGCACGTCGGTGTCGAAGCGGACCGGGACATCGAACTCGAAGCCCGCGGTAATCGTGACGCCGAGGCCCGGCGCGGTGGCAAAGGTGATGACGCCGGTCGTGGTATCGACGGACCAGCCGGAGGGCTGTTCCACCCCTCCGAGCGCGATGCGCACGGTGTCCGCGACCGGCTTGGTGATGGTCCGCACCCATGTCTGGCTGCCTGAGGCGTAGCGCTTCACGAACTGGAAGGCGGTTGTCGTGCCGTCGCCGGTGCCGATCGCCTGGTCGGTCGGCGCTGGCGTCCCCGACGGCAGGCAGGATTTGTGGTCTCCCCAATCCTTGAACCGGAAACCATGCAGGCGGCCGTTCCGCGCCTCAAAGAAGGCGACCACCGCCGCCAGATCGTCGGCCCGGCGAATGCCGTAGGCCACATCATAGCGGCGGCGCGAGTTCGCCCAGCTGGCGTTGCGCTCCTCGTCGCCCGATGCCAGCTCGACGATTTGCGTGCGCCGCTCGGGCCCGCCGCGCGCGCCTCGGCTGATGTTGTCCGGGAACCGGACCTCATGGAACGCCATGGCTTACATGCCCCTCCGCCCGAGCGAGACCGCCCGGGCGATGTCGGCCGCGACCTGCGTCCGGGATTGCCGGAAACTCTCGGCGTCGCGGGCCATGATGGTGACGTTGATCCCGCCGCCCGTGCCGTAGCTTTGGGCCTCGCGGCGCGAGAGCACGCGCTCGCCTCGTTGCAGGATCGCCGGAACCTCGTCGTGCCGAAGGCCGACAGCGCCGCCCGAATGCATCCGGGGCGCGGCGGCGAAGGCCATGGCCGGGACCATGCGCGAGGGCCCCGACGAGCCGACCGTGCCGCCCGCGTGCAGGATGTTGGCGAAGATCCCGCCCGCGCCGCCGAGCACGCCCGAGAGCGCGTTGGCGATTGGGCCAAGGATGAAGCGGCGCGCCGCGAGCTTCGCCAGATCGGCGATAAGAGAGGTCACCAGATCGCGGAAGTTCAGCTTGCCGGTTTTGACAAACTCCCCGACCGCGTCCTCGGCCGACTGGAAGGCGCTGACGAGGCTCTGGCCGATATCGCCGCCGATCTCCCGCGCCCGGCTGGCATAGTCCGAGAGCGCCGCCGTCACGGCCTGCCATCCGGTCCGCGCACGCTCCGCCCCTTCGCCTGCGACGGTTCCGGCATCGCGGGCAGCACCTCCGACGCCGTTGGCCGCAGTTGCGGTGTTGTCGAGCCCGGCCGCGAGTGCATCGGCGGAGGTTGCGGCATCCGTCAGCGCGGTTTCGGCCTCGGTGCCGGACCCGGTCACGGCAGCTTTCAGCGCTTGCCAGGCGGCAAGCGGCCGGGTCGCGGCATCGGTCAGCATGCCAGCGGCCTCGCGATAGGCATCAGCACGCGCGCGCGCGTCCTCCGCCATGGCGCCGAGACCGAGATCGGGCGGTGCGATGTAGGTCCGGGAGAGCGCCGCCGAGAACGCATCGGCTGCTGCGGTACCCGCCGCCGTTGCTGCGCCCTCAAAGGGATTTTCGATCCGGCTCAGGTCGACCGGATCGAGCGTGCCGATCCGCACCCCGCCTTCGCCGGTCGCCCATTCGGGCAGCAGGGCCAGCGCGGCGTTCAGGGTCTCGATGAAGCTGTTGATGCGCGTGACGACGCCGTTCAGCATCGCCTCCACCCCGCCGATAAGCCCGTTCGCGGCCTGGTAGGCGAAATCGCCGATGGCACCCGGCAGGCTGCCCCAGATCGCCGCGGCGCCGTCATAGGCCCCCTGGAAGATCGCGACGGTGCGGTCCCCGAAGCCCACAACGCCCGCGACGGTGCCGTCAAGCGCCGCGAGTGCGGTAGCCTTCAGCCCCTCCCATCCAGCGGCCATTCGGGCCAGCGCGGCGTCGAGCGCGAGCCCGACCCGCGACCAGACCTCGGAAGCCAGATCGGAGAGCAGCCGGAAGGCTTCGCCAACACCACCCACGCGGGCGACGAATTGGGACAGCTGATAGATGAGTTCGCCCACGCCGACGATCAGTGCGCCGACGCCGGTGCGGATCAGCGCCCCGCGCAGCACGACGAGCGCGGTGGCGAACCCACGGACCGAGAGCGCGGCAGCGGCCAAACCAGCGACCCAGCGGCCCGCGAGGAAGGTGGCGAAGGTCACGGCATAGGTGGTCAGGCGGCCGATGTTATCGAAGAGGCCGCGGATCGCGATGCCGAGCGGCCCGGTGCGGCTGGCGACAGCAGCCATGGCGTTCGCGACCGCTTCCAGCGCCGGGGCTGCGGCGACGGCCAGCTGGTTGGAGAGCCCGCGCCAGATCAGTCCGAGCCGGGAGATCGCATCGTTCGTCCGCTCGATCTGGTCGGCCTCCTGCTCGGAGACCACGACACCGAAAGCAAGCACGTCCTCCGTCGCCTGGCGCAGCGTCGCGGTGTCGATCCGGCTCATGGCGATGGAGCCTTCCTCGCCGAACAGCTGGCCCGCGACGGCCGCGCGTTCGGCGGCGGGCACGAAGTTCTCGATGGCCGCGTTGATCGCACCCACGCGCTGGTCTAGCGGCAATGCGATCAGCTCGTTGGCCGAGAGCCCCAGCCGGTCCAGCGCATCGGCCGCGGGACCGGTCCCGGCGGCCGCCTGGCTGAGACGGCGCGTCAGATCCTTGGTGGCCTGCTCGATTCCGGACATCGACACGCCTGCCAGCTCGCCAGCCCGCTCGAGGGTCTGGATGGAAGCGACGGTGGTGCCCAGCGACTGCGCGAGCTTGGCCTGCGCATCGACGGTCTGGAGGCCCGAGTGGATCATCGCCACGCCCGCGGCGGTGGCAGCGGCGACGGCGGCAGCGGCGGCCACGCGAACCCGGCGCGAGAAGGCCGCGAGCCGGGTGTTGGCCGCTTCCATCTCCCGGCTCAGCCGTCCGAAGCCGCGCGATCCGGCTTCACCAACGCCTTCCAGTTCGGCGCGCACCTGCCGACCACCGACCGCCGCAAGGCGGACGCTGACGCGTTTTTCAGCCATTGGGGCGTTCCATCTGTTCGTTGAGTTTGGCCACCATCACCGCTTCGATGACGGGTAGCAGTTCGGCCGCTACGGCAGGCGGCACGCCGAGCGCGTCACCGAGCGCCAGCGCGGCCGACATGTCCCAGCCGATCACCGCGCCGGGCAGCACCCTAAGCTGGCCGCCGAGACGGCTGACGAGGTCCCAGACTTGCCAGCCTTCATGCGTCAGGGGCCGGTTCAGCCGCGCCGGGCAGTCCGGGCAGGCTTTCGCGCAGGCGTCGCAGTATCGGTCGCCCCCACCGAAGGACCAGTCGGCGAGAGCGCGGAGGCGTTTTTTTCCTGCTCCAGCAGCAAGCCCTTCGAGACGTAGGTCATCTGGAAGGCCTCGAAGATCGGCCAGACATCGAGCAGCGCGTCAATGGCGTCAGGGCTGGGATCGATCGGCTTGCCGTCCGCATCGCCGATGCCCTCCCAAGCGAGCACCGCCCGCCGCGCAAGCGCCTTGGCGAAGGCCACTGCGCGTTCCTCGTCGGAAGCCTCGTCCGGCACCGCCTCAACGGCGGGGTCGCCGCGGGTCGCCACCATGAGCGCGGTGGTCAGCGGGCGCAGCTGCACGCGGACGCCAGGGGCGAGGTCATGCCAGCGGGGCGCATTGGTCAGGTCGAGCGTCAGCATCAATACGTCTCCACATCGTTCACGAGGGTTGCGGTGCACATCCGGCCGACGGTGCTGTCGCGGGCGGCCTGCCAGTCGAAGGTGGCCTGCACGCCCTGCGGCCCAGAAATCTCGATACGCGGGCGCGGCAGGTAGACGGCATGCACGGTGAAGGTGAAGCTCTCGCCCGACGGCAGGACGTAGGCGAATTCCAACTCGCAGGGATCGCCATTGATCGCCTGCGTCACCAGCGTGCTGTCGGCGAACCGAACCTCGATGGATCCCGTCAACGCGGCGATGGACGGGTCCGCGCCATCGATGCGGCCGTCCGAACGAATGGTTTCGATCCGGTCGAGGTTGTTGGCATAGGTGATGTCGGCCGAAACGACGTTGCCGAGGGAAGTGCCATTGCGGGTGATCGCCCCGTTGAAATGCCCGAAGCGTTTCAGCTCCAGCGCGGCGGGTGTCCCGGCACTTGTGGTTGTTCCCACCGTCTCGCCCTGCGCCACCAGCCGGGCGGTCGCGGTCAGCAGGCCAGACCGCTGCATCTGCCAGGTGATCTGGTCGAGCACACAGCCCGAATACATGGCGTAGCGCGGCACCTCGGGCATGCCGGTCTCGATGGAAAGGCTCGGCAGCGTCCAGGCACCCGACTGGAACTCATGCGTCCAGGGGCCGGTGCCGGTGGTAGTCGGCGCGCCGAAGGCCGCCTTAAACCAGAAGCCAAAGGCCTCCGCGTCGAGCGGCACGACGACATCGCCGTCCGCCGTCACCGCGTCCTTGATCGGCGCCAGCGGATCGCGGCCGTAGCCGAGAAGCTCGGAGTTCAAGAGCGGCTGCTCTGCGCCGAGCGTGGTGCTGGCGAAGGGCATCTTGGTGAAGCCGCCTGCGGGCGGCGTGCCATAGACGGTCTCGAACGCAAGCGCCATCTGCGCCCGCGCCCCTTGGGCTCGTGCCATGGTGTTCTCCTCGGGTTGTCGGGGTCAGCCGAGCGGGTCGGCCGTGGTGTAGTGAAGGGCGACCGAGATCACGGCCGCCTTCAGGCTGGCCGCGCCGTCGACCGGCAGATCGACTGGCTTCGGCGCTTCCGCCTCGAGCCAGTCGCAGAGGCCGCCAAGCGTGCGGTCGGCCGCGAGCGCCGTGCCGATGCTGGCGGTCAGCGTGTCGAAGGCGGCGTCGCGGGCGGCGCCCTGCACAACCGCCTCGATCTCCGCCCGGTGCTGGTAGTGGTAGGCCAGAGGCGACAACGTGACCTCGGGCTCCCCCGGCTCGCCATCGCGCAGGATCAGCAGGCCCTCGGCCGGGACACGCTCGGGCAGCACCTCGCCGCGAAGGGCGGTGGCGGGCAGCGCCGATAGCCGCGCGTGCAGCGCGGAGAGGATGGTTTCGCGAGGCGTGGGCATGCGGAAAACCCTTGGAGATGCGTTGCGAGCTCTTCGCGCTCCGCCTATTCAGAAGTTTCAACCAGGAGTATTGGAGATCATCTTTTGTCAGAAAAACAAAACCATGCGGCAGAAGACGCGCGAGAGATCTGGAACATTCTTCAGACAGCAAAATGCATGGCCCGCTATGACAAGATCAGCCACGAAATCCTAGCTGAAATCCTGGTCGCGATCGCAACGGGCGGCGAGGTCATTGGTGGCAACAACCGCGGATCGGATGTTCGCTCTCCGCAATTTGGTCTCATTGAGGTAAAATCTCGGATCCTTGGCACAGATGGCCCTTATCCCCGCGTTTCGCTGAAGCAGCACAATCTCGACAAGGCGCAGTGGTTCGCGGCTATACGATGGGACCGCAATTATACTCTCTACGACGCTGTCATGCTGCCCAAGCTTGTCGCTCAGGGACTCTACGAGAAGAAGAGGCAGTCATCCGGGTTGGCTCACATCAGCTGGGCTGATTGGTCGTCAGTTGCTGGTGCAAAGAACATTCGGGCTGCATGCGAATCTGTAATGCAGGGGTTGTGTTAGAACCGCTGATCCACCCAGTTCACGACGATCAGCCCTGACACGCTGTCCAACGCCCGGTCTGCATCCCGCGCGAGGTCCAGCCGCTTCGGCAGCTTCACCTGCGGCACCAGAAGGAAGATCGGCGCGGTGACCTTGCCGCGCCCGGTCTTTGAGCGCGACACCACCGCCTGACCTTTCGTGTTCAGGCGTCCTTCCGCTACCAGCAGGCTCGGGCCTGTCCGGCGATAGACGAAGCGCAGACGCAGGCCGCGTCGCCGTTCCCATTCGCCGGGCGTGATTCTGCCACCGCGCAGGGACTTGCCCGCGGCAGCTAGCGGGATGGCGAGCCAGAACCCGTTTTTCGAGCGGATCAACGGGCCGGTGTCATGCGCGCCAACGATTACCGGTGCTTGCGACCATACCAACGCGGCGGCGTCGAGGCTTTCGCCCGACTTCGGAAACGTCTGGCTGCGGATCGTGTTGGCAAGGCGTGTGCCGAGCCCTGCGCCGGTGACCTGCAAGCGCCAAGCGGCCTTCAGCCCAGTCCCGGCCTCGCGCATCGCAGCGGTCACCGCGTGCTCCCCCGCTGCCACCTCCGCCTGCATCATCGCGACGATGTCAGGATCGATGTCGAGCTTCAGTTTCATGTGGGCCTCAGATCCACGGTCCAGACCAGCCGCTCGCGGTCGCGGACGGGCTCGCCCTGGATGAGGAAGGCTTCGCCCTCGATCTCGATACGATCACCGGGACGCGGGTTCGCAACCTCGGCCACTCGCAGGTCGATCCTCGTGGTCTCGGACCAGAGCCGCGCATCGCCGAAGTCGGTGATGGCATCCGCGCGCCGGGCGACGACGCGCACCAGAACGGGCGCGCCGCCCTCGGGCATGTAGATAGCATCCCTGCCAATATTCGGATCGGCAAAAAGCGCGTCCACGGCAGCGGCGAAGGCAATCATCAGAAGCTGCCGTTGAGCCGCACCCGGCCGATGGTATCACCGGCCCCACCCGCGACTGCCTCAATGGCGACGCCGATCAGCGTGTTCGAGGTGGCCACGTTGGTGGTGCGCTTGTTGGTGTCGTCCCAATAGATTTTCGCGCCGGCCGTCCAGGCCTGCGAGCCGATCTTGGTGATGTCGAAGACGCCGGTGAGCGCGGCCTCGACGGTTTCGCCGAGGGCGGCAGTGCCTGCCGCTACGCCGAAGATGGAACCGACGAGCAGGCCATCGCCGGAGGCGACGGCGTAGGGGGCGATCAGGGTGATGGTGTCGCCGGGCTGGACGAAGTTTTTCATGGGGGTGATCCTCGTGGAAAGACGAAGGGCGGCCCATCAGGACCGCCCGCGTGTCAGGGTTCAGGATGGGTGCGCCTTACGCGCCCGGGTTCTTGTAGAGGCCGCGCCAGTCGATGGCCTTGGCGCCGAAGTCGAGGCGGCACTTGATTTCGACGCCGTCGACATCGAAGCCGTTGCGGGTCTCGATATAGGCGCCCTGCTGGCCCTCGAGATAGGCGTATTCGATGGTGTCGATCTGGTTCGGGCTCGCCGCCAGATACCAGGCGGTGGCGCTGGCGGCATCGAGGCGCGGCTCGCTGATCGGCGAGAGCGTGCGGATCGATTGCGGCACCACGCTGGAGGTGGCGGCAGGCACGAGGTTCTGCGCGACCAGCTGCTCGGCCTTCAGCTCCAGCGCGGCGGGCACGATCAGGAAGGCGGGGCGGATGTTCAGCACCGTCTTCTTGTCGAGGCCCGTCTGCAGCGCCATCGCCGCACGGGCCGCGCCCACCGCATCGACGGCCAGCGCTGCGCCAGTGCCCGCGAGGTTCTTGTGGTTGGCGTGGAACAGCGCCGTGCCATCGGCCATCGCCGGGTTCGCGGTGATGATCCCCCAGACGACATCGCTTTCCAGCTGGGCGATGGAATTGCCGTACATCGCCGGGATACGCGTGAAGGCATCGAGATCGTCATTGATCAGCACCTGCCGGGTGATCGCGACCACGCGCCCATAGGTCTTGACCTTGTAGCTCTCCTTGCTCTCGCCCAGCGTCCCGCGCTTGAACTCGCCGCTCTCGCCAACTTCGAGCAGTTGCGGCGCTTCGCCGAGCTGGACCCGGTGCATCGCCTTGAAGTCGGTGGCCAGCACCTGGCGGCAGAAGAGCGCGAAGGTGCGGGGATAGGCGTCATAGGCCTGCCGCAGGGTCTTGTTGGTGACGGCCGACAGGATCTCGGGGAAGTCCGAGGTCGAGTGCAGCGCGCGCGTCGCCACCTCGTCGCGCGAGAGACCGCGCGTGTTCACCCCGGCATTGCCGAGGCTTTCGCGGGCCAGTTCCAAGAGCGTCATGCCGCGGTACTGGCGCGCGGCATCCTCCAGCGGGAACAGCGTAGGGCTGTAGCGGTGCAAGAGCGCGTTCGCCACCGCGTCGCGGCGGGTGATGCGCTCGTCCCGGCCGCCGAGGGGGACGGAGACATGCGGGAAGGTTCGGGTCTCGTCGGACTTCGCGGCGACCTGGTCCAGGATCAGGCGGCGGGACTCGTCCACGCTGATCCCGCGTTTCACCAGATCCTCGGCGAAGCTGCGCTCAAGGTTCAGCCGCCCGGCCAGATCGTAAATCGTAGAGACGCGGTCGCGCTCGACCTCGCGGGCACGGGTCGCGATGGCCTCGATGTCGGGAGCCTCGGGCTTGGGGGCCTTGGGCTGGCTGCGCGTCTCTGCCGCGCGCGTTTGCGCCTCGGCCGCGCCGGTCTTGTCGTCGGGCATGGTGATCTCCTCGGTCGCTGCCGTATCGGTTGTGTCGTCGGCCGGGGCGGCCGGGGTCGTCTTGTCGGTCATCGGGGATGCTCCTTCGCTGGTTTCGGCGTCCCGGCGATGGAGGACGCAGTCGTGGTGTTCGCCCTTGGAACGGAAGCCCGCGGCGGGGTCGGCGCCGACCGGCACGGCCGAAATCTCGAACGGGGTCCAATCGACCGCCCGCCAAAGCTCGCGCCCGCCATCGGGTTTCGAGATGTCGAAGCGGTGGACCTGGTAGCCGATCGAGACCGCCCGGATGTGCCCGGCCTGGATGTCGCGCCAGATCGGCTCGACGTCGGCGCGCTCACTGATCCGGACCTGCGCGACGCCGCGCCCGTTCTCGATCCGCACTGAGCCGGGCACGACCGAGCCGATGACGGCGTCGAGCGTGTCGATCTCGTGCACCTTCAGGAACGGCGCGCCCGCGTTCAGCCGTTCGAGCCTCACATGGGCCGGGTCGAGGCTCAGTTCCTCGTCATAGGGCTCGCCGAAGAAGCTGGCGCGACGAACGCGGGCGCCCGCCGACCAGATCACCTCGACGGTGCGCGCGTCGTTGTCGACGCTGTTTGGCGCAAGCTCCGCCGACCGGCGCAGGGCCGGCAGTTCGATCATTGTGTCCATGGGGTCAGTCCTGTTGGTCGGCCTGCGCCGGTGTGGTTTCCGTGTCGGCGGGGGCTGTCGGGTCGCCCGCCTGCGCGCTGCCGGTTTTGGTGACGCGGCGCGGGTCGCTGTCGAGCACGAGGCCGAGATCGTCGAGTTTGGCGTTTGTCGCGGCGATCTCGGCCAGCACGGCGTCGGGGTTGCGCCCCTGCCGGGCGATGGCCTGCGCGAGGGTCATGGTGCCGGAGCGGATCGCCAGCAGGTCCGCCATCGCATCCTTCTGCGGATCGACCGCCTCGAACTTCGGCGGTTGCCATTCGACCGGGACATCCGGCGACGGGATCTGGCCCGCCGCCCAAGCGGCTTCCGTGAACCAGCGCCACACTGGCGCGCAGAACATCGGAATGAAGAGCTGCCATTGGACGGCGTCGATCATCCGGCGGAACTCGACGAGGCCCGCCCGGATCGAGGAATAGTTCACCTGGGACAGGTCCCCGGTCAGCAGCTCGTAGGGCACCCGGAACCCGGCCGAGATCGTGTGGAGGCTCGCCCGCTTGTATTCGCCGTAGCCACCGGTGGCGGCGGGCTGGTTGAAGCGGATGTCCTTGCCACCACGCGCATAGGCGATCAGCCCCGGCTCGAACTGCTCGACCCGATTGCCGTCGGCATCGACCACCGAGGGCGCGATGCCCTGCTGCGCCTCGTCGTCGCCGAAGACGATGGCGGTGACGCAGGCCTCGGTCTTCTTGCGGACCAGTTCGGCCACTTCATAGTCATCGAGATCGCGCAAGCTGCGGATCACCGGCGCGCCCCAAGGGACGCCGCGCGCCTGCGTGCGCTGCTTCTCGTAGACATGGGCGATCTCGCTCGCCGGGACGGGGCGGCTCTGCAACCCGTTCTGCAAGGCGCCATAGGCGTCACCCGGATGTTCGGCATGGAGCCAGTAGGCTCGGCGTTTGCCGACCGGTTCGAACTCGATCCCCTGGACCAGCCGACCCGCGCCGAGGGTTCCGGATTTCGTGGCGTCGAGGAAGTCAGCCTCCAGCACCTGCAATTGCAGCGGCACCGGCAGACCGTCGCTCGCACGACGGAGACGTCGGCGCACAAGGACCTCGCCCGCCTCGACCATCTCGCGGCAGATCAGCGTCTGCAGCCCGTAGAAGTCGAGCTGGCCGTCGGCGTCACAATCCGCTGTCCAACGCTCGAAGAGCGCGTCGACCTTGCGGTCCAGCTTGTCATCGCCACTCGCGGCGCGCGGCATGATCCCCGCGCCGATGATGTTGTTGACCAGCACCGCGACGGCTTTCGCCGCATGCGGGTTGTTGCGCACCAGATCACGCATCCGGTCGCGCAAGAGCGCCCCGGCCACGCCGATCTCGGTGTCGGCCGAGGATCCCGGCGCGCGCCAGCCGTCCGTCCGTCGCCCTTTCGCGGCCCCGTCATAGCCGCGCGTCAGGGTCTCGAAGGCCTGACGGGCCAGCACGCGCCTGGCGGCGGCCCGAGGGGCGACGGAGGCAATGGCCCTGTCGAACCAGTTGGCCGACATCACCGGTCTCCGCGCGAGAAGCCCGCGAACCCAGCGATCGGCAGCGGTTGGCTGACGCCCGCGATGGCGCGCTCGATGGTCCGGATGCGGGCGAGCAGATCCTCGGCCGAACCGTAGTCGACGGACTTGCCGTCGTAGCTCACCCGCGTCGTGCCGCTGGCATAAGCGCGGCGCAGCGCCGAGAGCTCGGTTTCCGTCCAGTCCGTCATGTTCAAAACCATCCCTCCCGCCGTCCAAGCCAGTCGGAGCGGCGCTTGCCCTGTGGAGCCTGTCCCGGCCGGTGAATTTGACCGGCGGGATCGGTGTCACCATGAGGCGCGGCCCCGAGCTGATCCTCGAGGTCGCGCCATTTCTCGTCGGGCCAACGGTCCGCGCCCGCGATCCAGGCGGCGGCGCGGGCGTAGACGCGGCAATCCAGCGCCTCGTTGCGTTCGCGGAGTTTCTGCCATTCGAGCTTGGCGAAGCCGCGTTTCGTGCGGACGGTCACCAGTTGCTCGGCAACGACCTGCTTCAGCCACTCGCTTTCGACCCATGTCGGCAGATGGATCGTGCCGGGCGCAAAGCCCGCGCCCTCGGCGCGTTCTTCTTCAGTCGGCCGTTCCAGCCGCAGAAACCGGTAGGTCTCGGCCTTGAAGGTCGAAACTGCCACGGTCCAGAGCCGCGCCCCGCGCCGCAGCCGTTTGCCGCCCTCGGTCGCGTCGACGAAGGTCGGGCCCGACACGGGACTGGAGCGGTTGAACCCCTCGACACCCTTTACCGGCGACACCTGCGCGAAGCCTTGCGCCCGCGACCAGGAATAAACGGCCGGGGCCTCGTAGCCCGTGTCGATGGCGAGCCGCGCGATCCTGAGATGCGCGCCGCGTTCGTGAGGCCAGGACCGGTCAAGCAGCGCGGTCAGTTCCGACCACGCGTCATGCCGATCCGGCCCACCCTCGATCACGACGTGATCGACGAGCCAGCTTTCGAGCCCGCGCCCCCAGGCCCAGACATCGACCTCGATCCGGTCCTTCTGCACGTCGGCCCCAGCGGTCAGGAACAGCCCGCCCGCAGGCACGATGCCCGGCTTCCAAGCTTCGCGGCGGTCGTAGAGCCGTTGCCAATCGGGGGCTTCCCCTGTCTCGACCCAAGTCTCACCGAGCGACGTATTGACGAAGGTCTTCATCGTCTCGTCCCCGCCGGAGCGGGCCGAGAGAAAGGCCCGCACCATCGCCTCCAGTCTGACCCAAGGCGAGTAGATCTCGTTCAAATGGAAGCCCGCCACGCCCGCGAATGTCTGCCCCGCCACCCAATGCCCTTTCGATACGGCCGCCCAGCGGGTCTCGTCCCGCCACGCCGCATCGCATTCCGCGCAGTGGTAGCGCGCCGTTTCGGGCCGGTGGTCGCCGTCGGGCCCCTTGCTCCAGCGCACCTGTGTCCAGGTCAGCACCTGTTCTGCCCCGCAGTCCGGGCATGGCACCCAGAACCGGCGCTGATCGCTTTCCTCGAAGGCTGCCTCGATCCGGCTGGTGCCCTTGTTCGTCGGCGTCGAGACCAGCACGATCTTGCGGTTCCAGAAAGTCACCGTGCGTTTCCTGGCGAGGTTGACCGGATCACCCTCGGCGCCCGCGCTGAACGGGTAGCGGTCCACCTCGTCGCATAGCAGCAGGCGGATCGGGCGGCTGGCCAGACCCGAGGGCGCGTTCGCACCCACGATGGTCAGATGCCCGCCCGGAAACCGCTTGTGCAGGATCTTGTTGTTGCCGTCGCGCGAACGCGGATCGGCGATCTTGCCCTGCAGGCAGGGCGTGTCGCGGGCCATCGGCGAGAAGCGGTCCTTCGACCAGGTTTCCGCGTCGCGCTCGGTCGGCATCACCATCATGATCGGCGCGGGATCCTGATCGATGTGATAGCCGCAGGCGTTGTTCAGCACCTCGGTCTTGCCGACCTGGGCGGAGGACATGATGACCACCGTCTCGGTCGAGGCGTCCGAGATCGCCTCCATGATCCCGCGCTGATATTCGGCCCGGCTCGTGCGCCATTGCCCGGGTTCGGCGCTGGCCTCAGAGCTCAGCCGTCGGTTCTGGTCCGCCCAATCGCTGATCGTCAGTTCCGGCGGCGGGCGCAGCACCTTCAGCGCTGTCTCCACCTTCCGCTTCAGGATCGGCGAGCCCGTCAATGTCAGCGCTGGCTTCGAGTTGGACATCTGGCTGCGCGAGATCATCGAGCACCTCGCGGATGGTCATTCGGATCAGGTTCCGGGTGTCTCCGACGGTTGATTGTTCAAAAACCTGCGGCGCCAGCCGGTCCGGCAGCGCGAGCAAGCGAGTGCGCAGAAGCGCCAGAACGGCGATCCAGGCGGCTTCGATCTCTTCGGCCGCAATCAGCGCGCCACGCTTTTCCTCGGCCTCCATCTCGGCGAGATCAGCCCGCGCCCGAATGAAGCGCGCCCGCTCGGCCGCGTAATCTGGCGCACCGGCCTGCGCCTTCGATGCCTGTTCGCGCAGGTAGCGGACATAGCCGCGCACCGAGCCGATCAGGTCGTATTGGCCGCGCTCGGCCTTCGGGATCACGCCCTCGCGGCTCAGCTGCTGAACCCGGCGTTCAGAGAGATCGAGGAGCCGCGCGATCACGCCGATGGGTTGCGTGGCTGACGACATGAGATGATCCGCGCGCTCCGATTAAAGCCATGTAATTGCTGCGATTATACTGGATGATGTGCCCCGGCAGAGCGAAGATGATCCTACGAAAACGATGCACCCCACGGATCCTGCCATGACCCTCGCCGAACGCTACAACCTCGAAGCCGCCCGCCTGCTTCCGCACATGGCCGCCGACCTTCAGGTCGATCCCGCAATCACCCGCGCGACCGAGATCGACGAGATCGTCTTCCGGCGCGGCGAGTTTCTGGGCGGCATGGCCTGCGCGATCCTCGCGATGATCGCGCAGAAGAACTGAGGGTGCAGGATGATGACCGAACGCCACCAACTCCGCGCCGAAAAGGCCCGCCGGAACCAAGAAGCCGCACTGGCGGCCTTCATTGAAAAGAAGGCCGAGATCGACGCGATGCTCGCCCGCCTGCAGGGGCTGAGCGATGACCACTTCGACGCCCACCCCGACGAGATCAATTGGGGCCACGTCGGCACCCTCGAACACTACGCGAGCCTGATGAAGCGCATCACCGACAGCGCGTTCGGCGAAGGCGAATTCGCAGACTGACCTTCGGCATCTCCGGACCTCTGCCGCGCGCGGGCGCGGCTTGGGGTCGTAGAAGGGATCGCGACGACCGCGACCCAGATCCGGAGACGAGCCCATGACCCAGCTTTCTGATACCCAAGCCTTGATCCTGAGCGCCGCCGCCCAGCGGCCCGAGCACATCGCCCTGCCGCTGCCCGAGAGCCTGCGGGGCGGCGCCGCCGCCAAGGTGGTCGGTGCGATGCTTGCCAAGGGCTTCCTCGAAGAGGTCGAGGCGGACATGCGCAAGGGCGAGCTCGTCTGGCGCGAGACTGGCGACGGGCACGGCGTCACGCTGGTTGCCACCGACGCAGGCCTTGCCGCCATCGGCATCGAACCGGACACCGCCGCTGCCCCCGAACCCGCGCCCAAGACGCGCACGCCGCGCGAGGGCACCAAGCAGGCCACGCTGATCGCCATGCTGCGCGCGCCGGGCGGCGCGACTATCGAGGAGATCATGGCCGCGACGGGCTGGCAGTCGCACACGGTGCGCGGCGCGATGGCAGGGGCGCTGAAGAAGAGGCTCGGACTCGAAGTTACCTCGGAGAAGGTCGAGGGGCGCGGACGCGTTTACAAACTCCCCGCCGCTTGTGGCCACCTACCCAAGAAATGAATGACCGCCGTCCTTCGGGGGCGGCGGTCAGCAACTTGGGTTCTGCACTAAGCTTACAGTTGACTTTCCGACTGTTTCAACGAGCTCTGCACCCACAATTTGGACTGCGCCTCAGCCTCCTCCCGATCCATGATCTCAGGATCAAAAATCCAATAGATCGCTCCGTAGCCATCAAAATATCGCCCGGCACTTTCAAGGCTACCGTTGTATCCAATCGCCCGAAGGTCTGCCAAAATATCGGCTTCTCGATGCTCAAAGGCAGTTGAACCCAGGCTTCCATGTCCTACGCCGAACTCCTGCCCATCGTTCGCGTAACCTTCAAGCTCCAACTGGTTCTTAAGACCCTCGATGATCGCCTTGTCAAAATTCATTATCGATATGCCCTCGTGCGTTATCTGCGACATGCTCGCCTTTCGAGCATGAACACACGGACATTAGACTGATCGGATCGCCTCGAACAACCGCCGGAGGACGTAGGACCGCGCTATGCTCACCACGGTGAACACCACGCCCATCTTCAGGTTCTGCGCCAGCGTCGTGTACATCCCGAAGATCGGGAAGATCAGGATCTGTGTGACGACCGCAACGCCGTAGCCGACGAACACGTTGGCGACGGACTCGACCAGCGACATCAGGCGGGACTGTTTCATGCAGCTGCCTCATCCATGGGCCAACAATTCAGCCGCCAGAGTTCGCAGCGCATGCGCCGCAACCAAGGGGACCACGCCGTTGCCACAGAGGCGAAGCCGGTCCACCCGGTGGGCCAGCCCATCAGCGCCTCGACGAACAGCGGGTTCAAGGTCCGGCGCGGCTCGGAGGTATCGCGCCCAGCCATCGGCGTCACCAGGACCTGGCGGCCAAGCAGGCCGTTCACCGGCGTGTTCGCCAGCGTCGTCGCCCCGTCCTTGTGATCCCGCGCCGTCGGCGTCATCCACATCCCGGCCGCGTGGGTCAGGTCCGCAGTCCGCCGGTTGCCCGCGCTCGGCTTGCATCCGTCGTTCGCCATCGGCGTCGGCCAGTCCCGCGCCATCCGGTCCAGACCCTTCTCGTCGCGCCGGTCGCCGCCCCGGCTCCGAAAGCTGTCGGTCTGCGGCGTCGGCCACATCGCGGCCGTCGTCGCAAGATTCATCCCGTGCTGACCCGCCACTTGTGACGGCGAGGGCTTCGTCTGCCTGTTCTCGTTCGCGCTGGCCCGGGGCGTCGGCCAGAGCCGCAGCAGTTCCGTCCGGTTCCCGCCACTCGAGCGGGTTCCAGAGCAGGCGCGCGGGGTCGGCCAGCTCGTCACCCTCGCGGATGGCGAGGATGAAGAGCCGTTCGCGCTTGTGGGGCGCGCCGACTTCCGCCGCCGTGAAGAGGCCTGCCGCAAGGCGGTAGCCCATGCCGACCAGTCCGCTGGCGACTTCGGGGAAGCCGAGGCGGAGATGATGGGCGACATTCTCGAGAAAGACGAAGGGCGGTTTGATTTCGCCGATGATGCGGGCGACATGCGGCCAGAGGTGGCGCGGGTCGTCCGCGCCCCGGCGCTTGCCCGCAACGGAAAACGGCTGGCACGGATAGCCCGCAGTGACGATGTCCACAGCGCCGCGCCACGGGAGGCCATCGAAGCTGGCAACGTCGTCCCAGACAGGCGCGTGATCCAAGGACGTGTCTTCCATCCGCGCCACGAGAGTGGCTGCAGCGAAGGTTTCCCGTTCGACATGGCCCACAGTTCGATATCCGGGGATGGCGATGGTGAGCCCGAGGTCGATGCCACCGGCGCCGGAGCAGAGCGAGAGGCCGCAGAGGCATGCGTCGCCTGTTCCGTCAGGCAGGCCTGCGGAAGGTAAAGCCAGGTCATCCATCCCTCAGCGGTCTTCGGTCTTGAGGTCGTCGTAGGGCGTTCCATCCCCGTCGAGGACGGCCTGTTGCCCGGTGAATTTCTGCCAGCGCTGGACGGCTACATCGACGTAAGCCGGGTTAAGTTCGATGCCGAGGCAGACACGGCCCGTGGTCTCGGCTGCGATCAGCGTGGTGCCCGAACCCATGAAGGGCTCGTAGATCGCCTGACCCGGGCTCGAATTGTTGAGGATCGGCCGGCGCATGCATTCCACGGGCTTCTGGGTGCCGTGGACGGTCTTTTCGTCCTGATCCTTGCCCGAGATGTGCCAGAGCGTCGTCTGTTTGCGGTCGCCCGCCCAATGGCCCTTGCCGGACTTGCGCACCGCGTACCAGGCAGGCTCGTGCTGCCAGTGATAATCGCCCCGGCTCAGAACCAGCCGTTCCTTGGCCCAGATGATCTGGGACCGGATCGTGAAGCCCGCGACCTCGAGGCTTTCGGCCACGGTCGCCGCGTGCAGCGCGCCGTGCCAAACATAGGCGACATCGCCCGGGAACAGCGCCCAGGCCTCGCGCCAGTCGGCCCGATCATCGTTCAGCACCTTGCCGGTGCGTTTGGTTTTGGCCGCCCCGACCTGGTTGCGCCAGCCCGGGTCGTATTCCACGCCGTAAGGCGGATCGGTGACCATCAGCAGCGGCTTCACCGGGCCGAGCAGCCGCTCGACATCGGTGGCGACCGTGCTGTCACCACAGAGAAGCCGGTGGTGCCCCAGAAGCCAGAGATCGCCGGGGCGGCTGACGGGATCTTCCGGGGTTTCCGGGATCTCGTCTTCGCCCTCCTGCGGACCGGTGCCCGCATCGAGGCTCGACATCAGCGCGTTCACCTCGTCCTCGGTGAAGCCCGTCAGGCCGAGGTCGAAATCCGCCTCCAGCAGGTCCGCCAGTTCGAGGTTCAAGAGGTCCTTGTCCCATTCGGCATTCTCGCCGGAACGGTTGTCCATGATCCGGAAGGCGCGGGCCTGGGACGCGGTCAGCCCCTTGGCGACATGCACCGGCGCGGTCTTGAAGCCGAGCTTGCGCGCCGCCTCCAGCCGGGTGTGTCCGGCCAGCACGACCATCGCCTCGTCCACGACGATGGGCTGACGCCAGCCAAACTCCTGGATCGAGGCCGCGACCGTGGCGATGGCCTGCTCGTTGCGCCGGGGATTGCGCGCATAGGGAATGATCTGCTCGAGCGGCAGGTCGACGACGTCCATGGGAATGTCCTTGGGGTGCCGGGCGGCGAAATGAGGGGCGTGAACCGAAATGCCCCCGCAGGGCCGTTTCGGTTCAGGCATGGGGTGTCGGGCCGTCAGGCCCTTCGCGTGTTGCCGCGTGGGCCCAAGCGAAACGAAACGGGTGTTTTTAGGGGTGTCACTGGGAAACCCTCGCGCTTCGCCCGCCCGCATAGGTTGGACGCCGGGAAGGACCCGCCTATTTCAGGGAAATGCGCTCCGCTGCGGCCCCGCTGTCGCGGGTCCGCGCGAATGGAAACGGGGAGAGCCGTCTTCCGACGCACTCTCCCCATCATATCCTTCAGATAGCATGGATCTGTTGCAGCTGTCGAAAATCAAAGTGTTGCAACACTTCATGCAGCCGCAGCATTGAGCCGCGCGGCGATCTTGGTGAGCGCGAGCTTGTGCTGGCGCCATGCGGTGCTGCGGTCGACGCCCAGATCATAGGTGATTTGCTTCCACGGCCGTCGGGCGGCACGCCACCAGATCAGGCGGCGTTCACTCTCGCCGAGCCAGAGCACCCAATCAAAGGTCTGCTCGAGCCGCGAGATCGCGGCGGCCGAGGGCCAGACCCGCATCGGTTCGGGTTCCATGGCGAGGATCTCGCGCTCGGTGCGGATGACCTGCGGCCAGGCGTTGAAATAGCCCTGCACCTTCACGGGCGGCAGCTTGCGGAGGGTGCGGAACGCCTCCTCGAAATGATCGGCGACGTCCTCGGCGGTCCAGATGTGCTCAGCCATGGCGCAGATCCTCGGCCGGACGCGGACCATAGAGCCGCGTACCCAGCTGCTCGACGAGTTCACGCTCGGGCCAGGTCAGGCGCTGATCGTCAACGCTGACAGCCAGCACGCCCTGTTCGCGCCAGCCGTCGCGCTTTACCTCATCAGGCGACCGGCGCTGGCCGCCATAGCCCTTGGGATGGAACCTCATGCTGCACCTCCACGGGCGTCGAGGGCCCAGAGCAGGATGGCGATGGCATCGGCCTCGTTGTCGTCCTCGGGGCTGAAGCCCTTCGCGCGGGCCGCTTCGATCATGGCCTGCTTGGGCGCGTTGCCCTTGCCGGTGGCGTGGCGCTTGATCGTGCCCACCGGCACCCCCTCGTAGGGGACGCCCCGCAGCTCGCCCCAGCTGGTGAGCGAGGCCATCAGCCCGCCATAGACATGGGCCGCGTCGGTTCCGGCGTGGCGGCGGACCTCCTCGAACCAGATAGCCGCGATGGGCCCAGACAGCCGGTCCAGTTCGGTAAGCCAGTTGGTGAGGCGCAGATAGCGCATGCCACCGCCATCATAGCGCCCGGGCCGGAAGCTGGCGGTGCCGCTGGTGATGAGCCCCTCGTGGCTGCGCAAGGCCCAGCCGGTGTTGGTGCCGAGATCAAGCGCAAGGATGCAGCGCGGGTGTTCGTGGGATTGGGTCATGAGAGACCTCCTCTTCGTGTTTGTGAGCGAGGCGAGCGGGCTGGCCGGTGAAGGCTGCGGTCTCGCCAGGCCCCGAAGGGTGGTCTGGTCAGTTCATGGGCTGGGCGGGTGTGCCGCCCGGCAAATCCTTCAGAACCTTCAGAGGGGCGTCGTGAAAGATTTCCGCCCCTAAGTGGTTGTCCTGTATGTGTAATATATAATCTTTCAATTATTCAATATTTCAATAGGTACCTGTCTCTCTCTTTTAGAACGCGCGTGCACGCGTATAAGGGAAAGGGGTCCTCTTGAAAGATTGAAGGATTTGAAGGATTCGGTTTTTCCCTTTCGTTTCTGCTGCTTGTCGGCATTTCGGCTTCAAGGGCCACTTCAGGCGGATTGAAGGATCTCCGGTCACCCGCCCCATCGCGCCATCCGGTAGACCATGGCCTGCTTGGTCGAGGAGCCGCGCATGCCCGTCGTGATGTCGCCGCTCTCGATCAGGGTGAGCAGAATTTCGTCGCGGTCGCGCGATTTCAGCCATTGGGAGGCGCGGGTGATCTCGGATTTGGTGATACCCTTGGGCCCGGCCGCGCGGACGATCTCCTTGAGCCGCTTCAGATGCGCCTCGGTCTCGGTATCCGCCACATGGCGCTCGACCGCCTCCATGGTGCGCCGCGCGTAATGGCGCACGAAGCCGATGGCCCAGTCCGCTGCGGTGATGTCGATCTCGGGGCGCACCGGGTCGCGCCCGACAGCCACGATCAGCGCCAGTTTCAGCGCGTTCTCTCCGATCCGGGCGAGAATGGCAGTGAAGGCCGTCCCGGCCGCTGCTCGCAGCTCCTCGGTCAGGGCGTCGCTGAGATCGGCGAACCGGACCCTTGCTGCATCCGACATCGGCACGCTCATCGGGTTCACGGCGGTGTTCTGATCGGCGGTCTTGCCGGTCAGATTGCCCTTCACGGCCCCGCCGCCTTTGGCGACCAGCTGGAGCGCATGGATCAGCGCGGGCGGGGCCTGCCGGATGCCTACGGCGAGGTTTTCGTCGGGATAGTCCTCATCACTCGGCAGGATCAGGAAACGGGCCAGCGAGCCATCGACCACGTTTGCCCCCTGCAGCGCGCCCCAGAAATGCAACGGCGTCGTGGTGCCATAGACGCAAAGGCAGGGCTGGTTGATGTCGCGCCGCTCATTCGTGCCGTCGCGGTTTGCGTATTCTGCCCCGAGGAAGATCCCGCCTGCGGCCGTGAAGAGCTCGGTCATGTTGTCAAGGATCTCGGTGATGTGGCGCGGGCTGCGCTTGCGGTCGGCAGCGGCCGACAGGAACATCCCAAATTCGTCGATCTGGAACAGGATCGCGGGCTGCCGATGAAGCGCCGTCAGTAGCCCCGCGCCGGAGGCGATCTTGTTGCCGCCGAGATGGTGGGCGAGCCCCGCCTCGAAGAAGACCTCGTTGATGATTTCGCGGGCGTGGTTCTTGCCCGATCCGCTGTCCGCGATCCCCACGACATAGAGGTTCGAGCGCAGGTTGCTGGTCGTGCGATACCGCCGCCCCATCAGCGCGCCGATGGCGCAGAGGCTGGCCCCGAGCGACAGAAGCGGCTGCGGGCGGCGCGCGGTGGCCAGCATATAGCCGGTCAGCTCGCCGACGAGACCGTCGGGGATGGTCAGGCTGAAGATCGGGTTTTCCGGATCGGCGACGGTCGGCGCGCTCCCCTCCAGCCGGGCCAGCAGATCGGCGGCCGGATGCGGGCCGTCCGGATCGAGGCTGCCATCAAGGCGCAAGGCGGCGTCGGGCTGCCAACCACGCTCCATGGCGAGGTGGTAGATCGTGCCCGCGCCGATCCGGTCGGGCCTGAAGCTCGCCCAGGCGCGGGCCGTGGTCGCGGGCACATCCTTGGCCGCCTGGGCCGACCAGGTGGCAAAGACCTCGCCGCCCGCATCGCCAAGCGCGCCTTTTAGCGCCATGCCAATGCGCATCCAGCTGTCGTAATCGAGCTCGTCATTCGGCAGCCAGTCAAGCGCCGACCGGATAGCCGGCAAGGTGCCGATCTGCCCGTGGTTTCGCAGGTATGTGGCCGGTGATGCCGAACCCAGTCCACGCTGACGCAGGGCCTCGGGCAGTATCGCATAGGCCTCGTCGAGAAAGGCCGCCGCCGCTTCCGCCGTGATTTCCGGAAGGTCGCTGATATCGAGATCGGCCAACCCCTCGTCGGGCCAGACATAGGGCGCACCGGTGTCGGGATGGTCGGCATAGGCCAGAAACTGCTGCCCGAGGCAGAGCACCTCGAGCGGATGGCGTTTGATGCCCCGAAACGGTGCGGCTGTGCGATAGACCAGCATGCGCTTCGGGGCGCGGCCAATGCGCAATGCGGGCGTGTCGCCGAGGCGCGCCCGAGCCAGCGCCTCGATCTGCAACGCCAGTTCGGCGTCCGCCGCGATGTCGATATCGACCGCCGCCACCGCACCTCCGACGATGCCGATACCGCAATCCGGCCAGGCAGCCCAGGTCGCGACCTCGACCTCCGTGGTCGGGCGTTCGGCATGGCGATTCCATTCCGGGTAATCGGCCCAGCCGCCGCGCTGGAACCGGCCGGGTTTCTTGGTGCCCGGGCCGATCGGCAGGATGGCATAGCCATTGGTGACGAGCCGCGCGCCGAAGCGCGCCATCCAGGACGTGTCGGCCATCAGAACGGCACCTCCGGCGCCATCGCGTCGAGCCGGTTGCGATCCTTCGCCGCCAGCGCGCGCAGGTGGTCGCAATAGCCGGTGACGACCGCATCGAGGAACCGGGCCCATTCCTCCTCGGACAGGGTCGCGAGGTCGGACTTGCCGATGGCTTCCAGATATTCGCCGCCCATCTGGCCGCCCTTGGCCATGGCCTCGGTCTCATTCGGGGTCGGATCGATCATGCCCTTCCTCCCATGGCAGATGTCCTGACAGGCGCGGCTGCAGAGCCGCTTGCGGCTGGCGTCACGCCGCGGGTCGGTGCGGCGGAACCCCGGTTCGAACCAGCCAAAGCCGCGAGGTTCCCGGTGGCAGACGGCGCAGAGGCCGGGGTCGGATGGGCGCATGGGGCGAACCTGTAGCCGGAGATCTCAAGATAGCGGCCCGAGGGGCGGACCGAAATTTCGCTGGGGCGCGCAAGGCGGCTCGTCTGCGCGAGAGCCTCGGCCACGCTCAGCGGCACGGGGCAGCCGGGCGCACGCTTGCGCCACCACTCGGCCGCCTTCTGGCGGGCATAGCCCTGATGCTCGAGGCAGACCCATTCGCTGTAGGTGGCGAGGCCGCAGCTATAGGTCACCTTGAGCGACGGACGGCCGCCCGCCTTGTCGTGGCGGCTGAAGGAAACGCCCGTGACCGGGAGCCATTGCTGCTTTGGCGAAAGCACCGGCAGCGTGGCGGCCGTGGGGGCGATCTTCACCTCGCGCGCCGGGAAGACATAGCCGCAATCCGGGCATTCCGTAGCCGAGAGCGCGACGATGCTGTCGCAATCCGGGCAGACCTTGGTTGGCGCCTCGCCACCGCCGCCATCACCGGGGCGCTTTGGCCGCACAAGGTCGATCGGACCGTGGCGGCGGACATTGCCGGCGAAGTCCAGCACCAGGCAGTTTTCCTTGCCCGGCGCGAGACGGGTGCCGCGCCCGACCATCTGCACATAGAGCCCGGCCGATTGCGTCGGGCGCAGCAGCGCGATCAGGTCGACTCCGGGCGCGTTGAAGCCGGTGGTCAGCACGCCCATCGAGGCGAGCGCCCGGATTTCGCCGCGCTTGAAGGCGGCAAGGATCGCATCGCGCTCGTCCTTCGGCGTGTCACCGAAGATCGTGCGGCAACTGATGCCCTGGCGGCCGAATTCCTCGGCCACATGACGCGCGTGCTCGACGCCCGAGCAGAAGGCCAGCCAGGACTTCCGGTCGCGGCCATGCGCGATGATCTCGGCGACGGCCGCGCGGGTGATGGCGTCCTGATCGACCGCCGCCGCCAGATCGCGCGCGATGAAGTCGCCCGCGCGGGTGCCCACCTTCGAAACATCGAGCCGGGTTGCGGGCTGTTTCGAGACCAGAGGGCTCAGATACCCCGCATCGATCAGCTCGCGGACCGGGGCCTCATAGGCGATGTCGGTGAAGAGCGCGTTCTGCCCCTCGTGCAGCATCCCGCAGTCGAGCCGGAACGGCGTGGCAGTCAGCCCGATCACCTTGAGCGCCGGGTTGATCGCCTTCAGCGCATCGAGGAAGCGCCGATACATGGTGCTCGACTTGCCGGGGATCAGATGCGCCTCGTCGATCAACACCAGATCGGTGTGGCCGATCTCGGCCGCGCGGCGGTGGATCGACTGGATGCCCGCGAAAAGGATCCGCGCCTGCGCCTCGCGCTTGCCGAGGCCCGCCGAATAGATGCCCGCCGGGGCGTCTGGCCAGATGCCGATCATCTCGGCGTGGTTCTGCGCGATCAGCTCGCGGACATGGGTCACGATCAGGATGCGCTGATCGGGCCAGGCCTTCAGCACGCCTTCGATGAAGGAGGCCATGACGAGCGACTTGCCGCCCGCGGTCGGAATGACCACCAGCGGATTGCCGGTGTGGGTGTGGAAGTAGCCGTAGATCGCGGTAATCGCGGCCTGTTGATAGGGGCGCAGGGTCAGCATGGCGCGGCCTCCGGGGAACGGGCGTCGTTGGTCCAGGTCGTGCCATCGGCCATGCGGTAGGTGACGAGATCGTCGCCCGCATCGATGACCTCGCCGGGGATGAGATCGGGGATGAAGAGATGGCGGCCGCAGGCGGCGCGTTGCTCTGCCGGGGCCAGCATCCGGTCGTGGCGGGCACAATGCCAACCACCGTCGACCGGCGTCGCATGCAGGCAGGACCGGCAGGTCACCGCGCCCCCACCGCCGTCATGGCAGGCCGCATGGTGATCGCAGAACCGGCATTCGAACCAGGCCGGGTCCTCGCTGATCCGCGCGGGCGGATGCTGGGCGAAGATGATGCGCCCCGCCTTTTCCGAGAGGCGCTCGGCCATGGCGCGGTCCGCCTCGATGCGCTCGACATGCAGCGCGTCGGTGTCCTTGCAGACCGCTACGTAAAGGGCGCGCGTGATGCCGGTCAGGTGCATGTAGATCTGCATCTGCGCGGCGTGCTGGGGCTTGGCCAGAACGACGCCCTTGGCGGTCAACTCATTGAAGCTCTTGACTGAGTGGGTCTTGAACTCCAGCACATGCCAGGTCTTCGGCGCCTCCAGAAGCCCGAGGGCTACGCCGTCGAGCGAGCCGCCGAAATGGCCGCCATGGGCCTCGACCCGGAACTGGCGGCCGGTCTCGGGATCGACTTCGAGCACGGTCGCTCCGGTGGCGCGCAGGTTGCGCACGAGCCGGTCCTCCTCCAGCTGGCCCGTCTCAAAAAGGCGCAGCAGGCGGCCGGAATGGCGCGCGGGCGTGATCCAGCGGAAATCATACCATAGCGCCCGGGCACAGGATTTGCCGATGATCGACGCCCCGAGGTGATCGCGGAATCCATCACCCTGCCGGGCCTCATAGTCCGCATAGATTGCCGTCAGCGTCGGCGTGGGGGCTTCGGGAAGTTCTGCCATCACAGACCCTCCCGTTCGCTGCGGGCCTGCGCCTCGGCAAGAATGCCGTCCCAGGTCTCGGGATCATGGCGTTCGCGCAGGATGCCGATCAGCGCGTCCTTGAGCTTTTCGCGGCGACGACGGCCCGTACCTTGGGCCAAGAGTTCCGCGCGCTCGCGGCACAGGTGGCGCAGTGCCGTGCGGGCCCGGTGGAACCAGTCCGGATCGATCGGCTTCTGGCCGCGCTGGCGGGCCAGATCGGCCGTCGCGATCTGCGTGCGGATCTTGGCGATGGCATCGTCGAGCTCGATCAATCGGCGCTGATCATCAGGCAAGCCGGGGCTGTTCACGGCCACGGGGGCCGCGTTGGTCATGTCAGTCATGGGAGTATCCTCGGATGGGGTTGTGCGCTGCCCCGTCAGTCAGGGCGCGGGGCAGCGCGAAGGCTCAGCCCTTCTTGTTCCAGGGCGCGGAGGCCATTTTCGGCGGCACCGAAGAGCCGGCCGGATCGGGCGCGGGCCTCAAAGGACGGGCGGCGGGGGCCGAACCCTGCTCGGGCGGCAGGTAGGCAATCGCGTTGCTCTCGCCGTAGCCGTTCTTCGGCGGCCGGATCTTCACCTGGATCGTCATCGGAATCAGGTGCAGCTCTTCGCTGTCGCTGACATGCATCCGGCCCGTGGCGTGGCAGATCGCCGAGAGCGTGCGCTGCGCGATCTCCACCGTGGTCGGGTTCGGGTTCACCAGGTTCAGCTGGTCGAAGATCTTCCGGCCCTTGTGTTCGCCCTCGAGGATGTCGAGCATCAACCAGAGGAACTGGCCCATGCCGTTCTTCGTGACGCGCATCTCGCTCTCGACGATCTGGGCGCGGTATTTGCCTGCGGGCAGCAGCTCGTAGGCGGTGGTGGGCTCGACGCTGGTGGCGTCGAAGGACGTGTCGAAACGTGCCATGGTCTTGTCCTTGTTCAGTTCATTGGGATTGGGGCATGGCCGCGAGGAACTCCGACCACATCAGCGCCAGGGTGTCCGGCAGGCCGTAACGGTTCTTGGCAAGGAAGGCGGGGCGCTCTTCGGTGTGCATGACGCGCGCACCGGACCCGAGCGCCCGGGTCACCTTCTTGTTGAAGCCGACATCGGATTTCGCGACCGAGATCTGATAGTTGGCGAAGAGCACCACATCCGAATGCTCCTGCAGCAGCGCCGAAGCGCGGGTCTGCAGCTTGATCACATAGCGGTCGTAGGGCTCGTGCTCGGGGCTGTCGAAACGCTTGATGTCGGTATGGGCGATCTGGATGACCACCATGCCTTTGCGGTCGCGCAGCGCGTTGAGCCGGTCGAGATATTCGCGCCATATGGTCAGCGCCTCGGCATAGCCCTTGCCAAACCCCGGCGCCTCGATCGAGGCCCAGCCGTTGCGCTTGCAGGCCTCGGCCCAGATCAGCGGTTCCAGCCAGTCAACGCTGTCGACGACCACCGTGCCGAAATCGTGGTCCTCGTTCAGCAGCGCATCAAGCGCCTCGGCCACCTCCGCATAGCTGGTCGCGAGCGGGAAATGCGGCACCTGCAGCTTGCCCAGACCATCCTCGGTCATGAGGAAGACGGGCCGGTCAGCGTCGGCCGCGAAGGTCGATTTGCCCACCCCGGCCACGCCGTGGATCAGGATGCGCGGCGGGGTCAGCACCGAGGTCGTGCGCAGGGACGCGAGCGAAATGGCCATCAGCGCACCTCCTCGTTCAGCACGAGGCGGAACTTGGGCTTGCCGGTGCGGACCGTGCGCGCGGGCTCGAAGCCCTTGCGCCAGCTTTCCGGCAGCGCGCTGTATTTGCGCTCGGAGACCGAGAGCTTGGTCTCGATGAATTCCGCCGGGTCCTCACCCGCCGAGGCGATGTTCTCGGCGATCTGCGTCAGCAACGCCTGATCCCAGTCGATGCGCTTGGGCAGTTCGGCGATCACGGTGACGCCGTCATCCTCGAACCGGATCGTGCCGGTGTCCTTACCCGCCTCCTGGCGGGTGTCCTGGGCGCGGTCCGCGTATTTCAGGGAGATGGCACCGTCGAGCCAGTCCGCGACCGACTTCGCCTGCGTCAGCTGCTCCTCCGCTGCGCCTTTCAGCAGCGCGAGCTGATCGGCGGGCAGCGCCGCGATCCGGCCCACCGACATGCGGTGGATATCGGCAAGGGTGATGTGGTTGGAGATCGTCATGTTCCGCCCCCTCACGCCGACATCGGACGATGGGGTTCGTGATCCACGCCGCGGATCTGCTCGGCCTCGAAGGCCTCGACATCCTCGAGCCGGTAGATCACCCGGCCGCCGAGCTTGATGAATTTCGGGCCTTCGCCAGTCCACCGCCAGCGCTCCAGCGTGCGGTGCGAAATGTTCCAGCGAGCCGCCAGCTCGATCTGGGAAAGGTGCCTGGTCGCCATGTGAACCTCCTTGGGATTTCTGCGAACACTTGCGGGTTCAACATGGCGGAGGGCGTGGGAGGGCTGAGGGAGGCGAAAAGGGGGCGTTTGGGGAGGAATTGAGTTTGTCAGAAAAATCCTCCATTCTTCTGACAAGAAAAGGCCTGAAGCGACCGCTCAGATGACTGGTATTTCTGATAGAATCATGAAGCGCCTTCTTTCGAAGGGACGCGGGAAATGGGTTTGCACCCCCAAGGACTTTCTTGACCTCGGTAGCCGTGCGGCCATCGATCAGGCGTTGTCGCGATTGACAAAGAACGGTGACCTCCGTCGCCTCGGCCGAGGGCTTTATGATCTGCCCCGCACCAGCGGCGTCCTTAAGCGGCCTGCACCAGTCGATATTGAAAAGGCGGTCGCCGCCATCGCGAGGCGTGACGGTGTCCGCATCATGCCCGATGGCATTGTCGCAGCGAACCAGCTGGGCCTGACCAACGCGGTTCCAGCGAAGACAAGCTATGTGACGGACGGGCCGACGCGAGACGTGAAAATTGGCAGTCGCACCATCCATCTGCGGCATGCGAGTCCGAGTGTGATGGCTTGGACAGGCAAGACCTCTGCACCCGTCGCGCAGGCACTGCTCTGTCTCGGATCGAAAGCAGCGTCGGACACTCGGGTTGTGACCACGCTGAAGCACAAGCTGCCAGATGCAGTGAAAAGGGATCTCCTTCACAACAGCAGTGGCCTCCCGAGCTGGGCAGTGCCTATCGTGCAAAGCATTATGGAGGCGCAATAGACGAAGGATGCCGTTTTCGGGCAGATCGGGAACAGCGCAATCAATCGGCGTTAGGACTATCGGCCTCCAGAAGTTCCCTGATGCGCAACCGACAGGATCCGCCTGCCACCTCGATCAAGTCCTGCCAGTCCTTGTGGCCTTTGAAAATGTCCCTGATCCTGCTTTTCAAGCCGAACTCGAGCTCTGCGAGCATAACCTGAGAGCTGACGTTTTTCTCACCGTATTCCCAGGCATTGAAGAGGTACTCGATGATCTGACGTTGTTTGTCGCCGCCAAACTTGAATTCTCGTTCTCCCACCCAGAGATGACGGAACCCCGCGGCGTGGCGCACGGGATCGCCTGCATGGGTCGCCGCGCCGGCCTTTAGCTGGGCGGCTAGATAGGTTGGCTCGATGACCAGCGCCGCACCGCCAGTTTCCAGATCCCCCAACGCGATGAACTGATGCCGGGACAGGTCAGCCTCAGCGAGACCACGGGTCGCCGAGGTGGTCACCACCACCCTGAAATCTGCGGGCGGACGCCCCCCGAGGTAGTTGACGACCTGCTGCCAGGTCTCGCGATCCGTCAGCCGTCTCGCATACCAGATTGGGACACGGGCACCACGCCCGGGCAGTCTGACGTCGCCCAACTCCCATAGATGGCCCGGAATGCGTTCTGCCGGGCGGGCAGAGCGCGGCAGGTCAAGGCGAGATGTCAGCCGACCGAGGAACGCGTTGGCATCGAAGCGGAAAACCTGAAGGCGTTCGCTGTCGACGGTTACCCATCCCGCTGCCGGGCTGAAATACCCGTAGGCGCGCTGCTCTGGCGACCATTCCAGATTTACTGGCTCATCCCCATGGTCAACCAGAGAGGTGGCAACCGGGACCGGAGCGTCGGGCACCAAGAGACCAGCGCCGATCAAAGGAGTGGCGCTGGCCGCGTGATAGTCATGAAGAACGGCCCCGGCGATGCGCGCGCCTTTCGTCTCGACGATGCTGACGAAAAGCCGAGCAGACCGCTCGTCAATCGTCGATGAGGATCGGGTCATCGACCACAACTCCCCACCGGCGCAGATACTTTTCGCCGATCAGCTGCTCTTCTTCCGTCTGATCCTTCAGATTGCAGCCATGCGGCATGGTGATGGTCAGGGGCAGCGTGCGACCACGCCGAGCCCCGGGCTTGGGCTGGAACTTGATCACGAGCTTCGCCTGCGTCGCCACCCAGCCGCCGGTGAGGGGGTTGTCGGGGCCAAGCCGAGCCTCCGCCATCGTCCAGATGTCGCGTTCAGCTTTGCTCATCGCCTCCAGCGTCACGCGCTCGCCGACGGCATCGATCGGCATGAGCCTGAGCTGCCGGACTTCCACCCGCTCGATCCCGTCCTCGATGTCAGTCGGGAACGTATGGGGCGCAAGCAGCACCGTGAGATCATAGCGCCGCATGGGCACCTTCTCGTCCCGGAATTCCACGCCGAGCAAGTCACGGGCCAGATACTGCGCCATCTCGGCGCGGCTCTCCCGATCATTGGCAACGACTTCGATGACGCCTGAGGCGGGCTCATAGGTCATCGCGGCCTCGAAGACGGGCCGATAGGCGCGGCGCACCAGTTCGCCCTCGTCGAAAGCGAACTGATCGTCCGGCAGGCCCTCGCGGTAAACCGTGATCTGAACCAGATCGCAGTCCTCACCTTCGAAGGTCGGACGGACGCGTTCGAAAATGTCCACATGCACATTCCGCGACGCGAACCTCTGGCGCAGGGCCGCCTTGAACGCGTTGAGCGCAATCTCGTCGCGACGGAGGTTCAGGTTCGCTTCGCAGATGAAGCCGTCCCAGCTCCGCCCGCGGCGGCGCTCATCAGTGAAACGGACCTCTTCCGCATGGCGAAACCGGTTCAGATCGTTGATGAACAGCCACATGGCGCGGGCATGGCCATTTTCGAGCTCGTCAAGGACCTCCCGGTCGTCGACAACACTGTAGAGCGCCGTCTGCCCCGCGACATCGGCCATGGCGCCAACGCGCTCACCATCGTTGATGACGCGGCCGCGCGCTTCGTCATCCATCTGATCGACCGCCTGAAGCAGCGGCCGGACGACTTCCGGCTCAGGCGCATCCCAGTTGACGGGCGTCGGAAACTCGATCCCGGCCGCAGTGAAATAGTCGCGCAGCGACGCGAGCGGGGTATTGCGGATGAAGTTGGTCACCGACGCCATGTCTTACATCTCCTCAGCCCTTGATCTTGCGGGGGTCGTTGCCGTGCGAATCCGACTGCGCGATCCGTCCGTCACGATTGTGGATCTTCAGTTCGGTATCCGCATTGCGGCTGATTTCGCGCGCACGCTGGACGGCGTCCTGCTTGGTGTCGAAGTGCCCGCTCGAGCGCGCTGCACCACCGCGGCGGACATCCCAGCCGCCTTCTGCATTCGGCACGACATGATGCGTGCCCGGGTTTTTTCCAACAGCCATTCTGGCCTCCTGGTCTTGTTTTAACGGGAATCTAAGTTCGTAATAGCGAACCTGCGCAGAAGATAGGGATTGCGCGTATGGCGTGTCAAGGACTAGAAGTTCGTAAAAACGAACCGCCAACGAAAAGGGTATTGCCGTGCCAACACCACTAGGGGAGCGCGTTCGCGAGCAGCGGCGAAAGCGCGGATTGACCCTGGAGGGACTCGCTGAGCGGGTCGGCTCCAGCAAGAGCTACATGTGGGAAATAGAGAACAAGGAAGTCGTTCGCCCCTCGGCCGAGAAGCTGGCCATGATCGCCACCGCGCTCGATACCACAGTCGAGTACTTATTGGCCGGTGACGGTGAAAAAGAAGAGGAAAACGCCGAGGACATAGCTTTCTTCCGGAAATACAAGAAGATGGCGGCGCCGGAGAAAGAACGCCTGCGACGTATCCTGGATGCTTTGGACGACGATTGATGACCAACGGAAAGCAGAAATCGCCCCAGCAGGAGGCAAATCGGCTCTCGATCATGCTCCGGCATGTTCTGGGCGAAGACCGCTTTCCGGTCGACGTCGAGGCCCTGGCGCGAGAGGTCTCCCGCAACAACGCGGACCCTATCGGCAAGATCGTGGGTGGCGAGCTTCCGGGATTCGAGGGAATGCTCCGGCCGCACAGGAAGCGCCCGGAATGGCACATCGTCTATAACGACGACCCCCGGTATCGCGGCCGCGTTCGCTTCACCATCGCGCATGAGTTCGGTCACTACCAGCTTCATCGCCCCGTTCTGTCCGATCGGGATTACAAGGGCGGAACCCTTCAGCGCGATTGCGATTTTCAATGCAAACCGCTGCTGCCGAATGCCTGGCAGGAGGCAGAACGACAACGCGAGGAAGAGGCGGACACTTTCGCCTCCTACCTGCTGATGCCGCTCGATGACTACCGTGAGCAGGTGAACGGCGAAGAGATGACCGTTGACCTGCTGAACCACATCACCGATCGCTACGGCGTGTCGCTGCTGGCCGCCTGCCGGAAGTGGATCGATTTCACGGACCGGCGGGCCGTCATGATCGTCGCGCGTGACGGTTTCGCAAGGTGGGGGCGTGCCAGCAAGTCTGCTCTCAAGAGCGGGATCTTCGTGCGATCGGGCATGCAGATCCCGGACGATGCACTGGCTGCCCTCGGCGCCGACGAGAGGGGATTTGTCTCGGACCGGCCGGTCGAGCGACCGGCTGGCGTCTGGAACTTCAGCCGCGGGTCCGAGCCAGTGCGGGAACTGGCGATGGTGTCCGAGTTCCTGGACTTGTCCCTGACCATCTTGCAGTTCGACGACGCCGTGTATGGTCGGGACTTCGAAGAGGAACCGATCCTCGACAGCTACGACGAGTTCATGGACGGGTGGACGAGTTGATTCGGCGCATCCGCCCGACAGAAAGGTCGGCGCAGGGACATATCAGCTACGCAGATTTTCGCCACGCAGCGCAGATATCCTCATCGACCGTAATAAGCTGATTTACTTGATATTTTTCTGATTTCGCGACACATTTCGCCTATCACAACAGTCGCGAAAACCCGCCATGTCCATTCCCCCCGAAGACCCGGTTTCCGGGCCCAATCCTCTTTGCCCTGAACGCATGGCCCCTGATGCCCGGCTTGCCGAGTTGGGTCGCATCCTCGCCGCGGGCGTCGTTCGCCTGACTGCCGGGAAGTCCAGTTCTTTATCGCCCGCCGACGGAGACAGTTCCGTGGACTACCCGCTCCGAAAGAGCGGTGGTCGTCGCAGGAAACGTATCCGCATCGGAGGAATTGATGAAGCATCACAGTAAGATATCGCCGCCCAAGCCCGGGCAGGACGCGCGCCTGGACCAAAGCGTCCTGTCGCGCATCGCCGCCCTCAAGACCATGTCGGTGAAAGAGCTGAAGACCGAATGGGAACGGCTCCTTGGCAGCGCCGCACCGAACAACAGCCGCGCCTTTCTCGAGGCCCGTATCGCCTATCGCCTCCAGGAACTGACCTATGGCGGGCCCGACCACGAGACCCGTCGCATGCTGGACCTGCTTGCCGACGAGGTCGAGGGCGTCTCCCGCCGCAAGAACCAGATCGCGGATCCCCGCAATCCGGTGGCAGGCACGCGGCTGATCCGGGAATGGAACGGGGTCGAGCACACCATCACCGTGCTGAAGGACGGTTTTGAGTGGCAGGGCCGCAAATACAAATCGCTCTCCGGCATCGCGCGGGAAATCACCGGCGTGCGCTGGAACGGCTATCGCTTCTTCGGGCTGCAGGTCCGACCGCGGGAGGTTTGATTATGGACATGAACATACGCCCCGGCCGCCGCCTGCGCTGCGCCATCTACACCCGAAAGTCGAGCGAGGAAGGGCTCGACATGGAATTCAACAGCCTCGACGCCCAGCGGGAGGCCTGCGAAGCCTATATCGCCAGCCAGAAATCCGAGGGCTGGGTCGCCACCCGCGACCGCTACGACGACGGCGGCTTCTCGGGCGGCAATCTGGACCGGCCCGGCTTGAAGCAGCTGCTCGCCGACATCGACGACGGGCTGATCGACGTGGTGGTGGTCTACAAGATCGACCGGCTCAGCCGCGCCCTGATGGATTTCTCAAAGCTGGTCGAGGTGTTCGACCGCAACGGCGTGACCTTCGTCTCGGTCACGCAGTCGTTCAACACGACCACGTCGATGGGGCGGCTGACGCTGAACATCCTTCTCAGCTTCGCCCAGTTCGAACGCGAGGTCATCGGCGAACGCATCCGCGACAAGGTTGCCGCCTCGCGCAAGCGCGGGATCTGGATGGGCGGCTATGTGCCGCTCGGCTACAATGTGCAGGACCGCAAGCTGGTGATCAACGAGGCTGAGGCCGCCTCGGTGCGCCGGATCTTCGAGCGGTTCGTCGAACTCGGCTCGGCCACGATGTTGGCGAAGGAACTACGGCGGGAGGGGTTTCGCAGCAAGCAGGGCACACTGATCGACAAGGGCTACCTTTATCGGGTGCTTCGCAATCGCGTCTATCGCGGCGAGGCCGTCCACAAGGGCAAGGCCTATCCGGGCGAGCACGACGCCATCGTCACCGACAAAATCTGGGATCAGGTCGACGCGATCCTTCAGGGCAATCGCCACGCGCGGTCCAGCAATAGCCGCATGCAGACGCCCGCGCCGCTGAAGGGCCTGATCTTCACCGATACCGGCGCGGCGATGACCCCGACCGCGACCAAGAAACGCGGCAAGCTCTATCGCTATTACGTGTCGATGGACGTGATCAAGAACCGCACCACGGCGGATGACAGCGGCGGCGATCAAGCACCGGTCCGCCTGCCTGCGGGCATGGTCGAGGACGCCATCGTCACCGAGGTCCGGCGCATTCTGCAGACGCCCGAGGTGGTCACGCAGGTGCTGGCGGCGCTGAAGCGCGATCAGGTGTCCGAGGCCGAAGCCATCGCGGCGCTGCATGATTTCAACACGCTCTGGGCGCAGCTGTTTCCGCTCGAGCAGGCGCGGATCATCCAGCTTCTGGTCCGGCGCGTCACCGTCACCGCCGCCGGGCTCGAGGTCGACATCCGACGCGAAGGCGTCGCGGGCGTCATCCGCGAAATGATCGCTCCGCGCGACATGGAGGCCGCCGAATGACACGAAGCAACGACACGATCCGCGTGCTGATCCCCCTGAAGCTGCGCAAGAAGAACGGGCGGCCCAAAATCATGCGGCCCGCCGATTACAGCCCCAGCGAGGATCAGACGCAGGACCCGCACATCCTGCGCGCCATCGGCCGGGCATGGGGCTGGCGGCGTCGCATGGAGGCAGGTGAGTTCGCCACGATCCAGGAACTGGCCGAAGCCGTCGGCCTGGCCGAGCGCCATGTCAGTCGCCAGCTGCGCCTCGCCTATCTGGCGCCAGAGGTGCTGAAGCGCCTGACCTGTGGTCGCGAGGCGTCGGCGGTCAGCCTCTACGACCTGTGTTTTCTAGCCGGGGAGACATGGCAGGCGCAGGCTGAGCGAAGCTTTCGCTAA